TCTAAGGGGCAGTTAGAATCTGTTAAACTAAAGATGTTTGAAGAGTTTATGTCTAGAATGTCTAGATAATCAAACTTATAAATAATTTGAAACAATCCATTTAGGAGACACTAATGTCAGTAGAAAGCAAAATTAAACAATTGCTAGAGCGTGTAGATGCGAAATCTAGCCTAGAAGAAGCAGATGCTATGGTTCCAACCAAAGGCAAAGATACTTCTATCAGGGTAGCTAACGGTGGCGACGCTTCTCGGCCAAAACAAGGTAGTTCTGAAGACGCAAGTTACGAAGAGCGCGACGAAGCAGAAGAAAACCAGGGCGCTGTTGCAGCTAAAGGTGTTAATCAAAATACCATTAAGATGAAGGGTCCTGTTGGTGCCACACCTAATTTTCAAACAGTTGGTGACTTAGCATCCGCAGTAAATCAACCTAACTCCAGAGGTAATGTTCCTGTTGGAGAAGAGGAAGAATTTGATGGCGACGTAATTGAGGAAGATGAAATTCAAACTCCTGCAGCAATTGACTTATCCCCAATTTTTGGCGATGATCTCTCAGAAGATTTCAAAGCTAAAGCAACATCTATTTTTGAAGCAGCAGTTATTGCTCGTGTAAATTCAGAAATGGATAAAGTCGCAGCATCTCTAGAAGAGAAGTATGCCGAAGACGTTGCAGAATACAAAGACGGCATCGTCGAAAAGATTGATTCTTATCTCAACTATGTTGTTGAGAATTGGATGAAAGAAAATGAATTGGCACTAGAAAATGGTCTTCGCACTGAGATTGCTGAAGACTTTATGTCTGGCCTAAAAGTACTATTCAAAGAGCACTACATTGAAGTGCCTGAAGAGAAATACGATGTAATCGGTGAACTACAAGCCAAAGCTGCTGAACTCGAAGCAAAACTCGACGAAGCAATTGGTAACAATGTAGACCTTAACAAAGAAGTCACTTCTTTAAAGCGTCAAGCAGTTGTAGAAGAATTGTCCAAGGATTTAGCTGACACAGAAGCTGCAAAATTGGGCAAACTATTAGAGGGTGTTGATTTTGAAAATGAAGATCTTTATAGAGAAAAAGTTTCTGTAATTAAGGATAATTATTTTCCAAAGAATGCAGTAACAGAAAGCGCATCGCAATCTGTTCAAGCACAACAGACTTTAACAGAAGAAACAGATGTTCCAACTGAATTTACAGATGGTTCGTCAGTAGTTTCTACATATGCTAAAGCACTTTCAAGATCAATTAAAAGAGCGTAATTTTACGACATTCCATCAAGGAGAAATAAATGTTTTTATCTGAAAACTTACAACAAAAATGGCAAGCCATTTTAGAGCACCCAGATCTTCCAGAGATCAAGGACAGCTACAAAAAGGCAGTCACATCCGTATTGTTAGAGAACCAAGAGCGTTCATTACGTGAAGAGCGTAATGCATTGTTTGAGGCAGCTCCAACAAATAACATTTCCGCAACAGGCGGTATTGACAAGTATGATCCAATTATGATTGGCTTAGTACGTCGTGCAATGCCTAACCTAATGGCGTATGACATCTGCGGCGTTCAGCCAATGACAGGTCCAACAGGTTTGATCTTCGCTATGCGTTCTCAATACAACGCAGAGCGTGCTAACACTACAACTCGTGTTGAAGCATTGTTTAATGAAGCTAATACTTCATTCTCTAGTACTGGAGTTTCTACAACAGGTAATAATCCAGTTGATGGCACATACACAACAGCAGGCGGATCAGCTACATCAGCAGCTGAAGCATTAGGCACTAGCGGTTCTCCAGCATTTAACGAAATGTCTTTCTCTATTGACAAGACAACAGTTACTGCAAAATCACGTGCATTGAAAGCAGAATACACAGTTGAATTAGCACAAGACTTGAAAGCTATTCACGGTCTTGACGCTGAAGCAGAATTATCAAACATCTTGTCACAAGAATTCATGTTTGAAATTAATCGTGAAGTTGTTCGTACAATTTACAAAGTTGCTAAAGCAGGTTCACCAGCTACAGCAACTGCAGGTACATTTGACTTAGACGTTGACTCTAATGGACGTTGGTCTGTTGAGCGTTTCAAAGGTCTATTATTCAACATTGAGCGCGATGCTAATCACATTGCTCAAGATACACGTCGTGGTAAAGGTAACTTCATTGTTTGCTCTGCAGACGTTGCAAGTGCATTAGCTATGTCTGGTGTTCTAGACTACGCTCCAGCTTTGAGCACAGGTCTAAATGTTGACGATACAGGTAACACATTCGCAGGTGTATTGAATGGTCGTTACAGAGTTTACATTGATCCGTATTCTGCAAACCTAGGCGACGCAAGTCAGTTCTATATGGTTGGTTATAAGGGCGCTTCTCCTTATGATGCAGGTATGTTCTACTGCCCATATGTTCCTCTACAAATGGTTCGCGCAGTTGATCCTAACAGCTTCCAGCCAAAGATTGGCTTCAAGACACGTTATGGTTTAATTGCTAACCCATACGTTACTACATCAGCAGGTTCATCCGCAGCTGACGCAGATACATTTACGGCTAACCGTAATCAGTACTATCGTCGTACTAAAGTGTTGAACTTAATGTAATTTATTACATTTATTAAGTCGACACTAAGATCGGCACAGTCTTAGACTGATTTAAAGGGGGAAGAAATTCCCCCTTTTTTGCCTTATAAATATTAATGTTAGCAAAGGAATGTTAAAATGTATACTTCAAATATAGATGTTTTAAAACAGAACTACAATAGTTCTATTCCAAAGACATATGATTTCCTAAGACCGAACGCGTTTAAATTTTCAATAAAAGATATACCTGGTATTTCTTTTACCTGCCAATCGGCAAATTTACCGCCATAGGCCATAGGGTATGCATCTCAACCTACTCCCTTTGTTGATATTCCTCGTATTGGCGATAAATTGAATTTTGGAGAATTTACTATTAGATTCATTATATCTGAAGATATGTCAAATTATTTAGAACTTTATAAATGGTTGGTTGCAATAGGTTTTCCTAACAATTATTCCCAATTTGGACAATTTGTTAAGAACAGACCAAGCGCATTCCCAATGATTACTAATTCTAAGGGAGAACAAGAAGTTTTGGCATACTCGGATGGTACTTTAACGATTTTAGACTCGACAAATACCCCTAAAGTAAATATAATATATAAAGACATATTCCCAGTGTCCTTAGAAGCTTTGGATTTTGATATTGCTTCTGCAAGCGTTGAATATTTTACAGCAATCGCTTCATTTAAATATACCCTGTTTGAGGTGGAGCAACTTTAATTAACTATGGAGATTTTATGGCAACTAATAAACCTGGATTGAAAAACATTCCAAAAATTCCGGTACCCAAATTTAACAAGGCCAATGCGCCTGCGATTCCGCAACAACAAGCTCAGCCCGGGCAATTGCAAATCAATATTGACGATTTGCGCAAAGAAAAAATCTTTGTGGCAACCCCGTGCTATGGTGGTATGTTGACAGAAGCATATTTCCGTTCAATGGTTCGCACATTGACATTCTTTAATCAACATCAAATTCCAATCGCATTTGGTACTATTGCAAATGAGTCTTTAGTTACTCGTGCTCGGAACGTGTTGGTTGCTTATTTCCTGCAAAGCAATTATTCTCGTTTGCTCTTTATTGATGCAGACATTGAATTCCAAGTTGAAGACGTTTTAAAGTTGATTGCCCACAATAAAGAAGTTTGTGTTGGTGCATATCCTAAAAAGGGTGTTAATTGGCAACGTATTAAGGAAAGCATTATTCGTAAATCCGGCGAAGAAATCTCGGATAGAGATATTGCGGCCGCAGGTTCAGACTATGCGATTAACTTCAAATTTATCAATCGCGATATGAAACAAATTGCTATTGAAAATGGAGTAATTAAGTTGCATGATGGAGCTACCGGCTTTATGATGATTAAGCGTGAAGCAATTGATAAGATGATTGCTGCATACCCTGAGTTGAAGTATAACAATGATTTGAATACTCCTCCAGATTTGCAAGACTTCTTCTATGCATTCTTTGACACAATGATTGATCCTAAGGACAAGCGTTATTTGTCAGAGGACTACACATTCAGCAGACGCTGGCAAGATATTGGCGGAGATATTTGGCTTGATCCAACAATCTCATTGAATCACTATGGTTCCTTTAACTTCCAGGGCAATCCTGCACAAATTATTCAAATTGGATAATTAAAAATGAAGCTCACAGATTTACAAAATCTGTGGGCAGAGGATTGCAAGATTGACGAAACTAATCTAGGTCATGAATCTGCTCGCACACCTACACTACATTCTAAGTATTTAAATTTTTTATCATCTACTCGACTTAATTTACGTAAAGCCGAATCTGACTACTTAAATCTTCGCCGCAAAAAGTACAAATATTTCAGAGGAGAAATGACTCAACTGGAACTAGCCGATGAGGGTTGGGATCAATGGCAAGGTAATAAACCGTTGAAGAATGAAATGGATGAATTTCTTCAAGTGGATGCTGATCTAATTATCCTGC